CGCTTTTGAAGGAGAAAGCTCATCCATTCTACATGCTTCCCAGTCAGATAGGTCTCTTGGAGATTTATTAAGGTTTAATCCACCATCAAATCTATCAATAGTATATATAGCTTTTTGTCTTTGGGCAGCCTGTATGAGAGACCTTCTACCTTGATATGATTGAAGTATCTTTCTAAGATTTTCACTAACAGGAGATGTTCCTCTTACTATTGGCTCAGGAGGAGGACTACCACTACCACTACTTTGCTCAGTCCACCAATTACTACCATCTGGGCCAGTCCCTGGGCCAGTTGAACCACCACCAGCTCCACCCCAACCAGCACCACTACCAGTTGTACCCCCACCAAATGAACTACCACCAGAATATGATGCTCCTCCAGAATCACCATAGGCATCGAACATTAATTCATCTAATGCATTCTGACAGTCTATGGCTGTATTATACTGACCAGTATAATTATCATAAACTCACATATCATTATCAATATACCAAGGCATAATATGGGTTACTTAAGAAGAATCTTTTTTAGTACTTCTTCTATTGTATTCCATATAGCTCTAATAATCTTTTCTTCTGTTTTTTCGCCTATGATTGGGATATTTATATTTTCGTTCAATGCCTTGACTAGGGCTTCTTCCGTCTTGGGGTTGAATAAGTATTGTATTATCAGGTCGTTTAACTTCATAGATATTTACTTCCTCTTCTTTGTTGTTTATGTGTTCATGGTCTATATCACAGTAGGGAGGGCAAGAGTAATTTGATGGGTTGTCCTCTATATAATTGCCAAACTCGCTGACCGCTATAATTATTAAAAACATTACTATCTCACCCAAATCCTCTGTGCTAAAAATAAACCCTTCTCTATTTAATTATACTTTCCTCCCCGTTAGTCTCATCTTGAGGTAACATTTGGAGAATAACCTCTAAAGCTCCTTGTGCCTTAACAGCCATCGTTTGATGATGTTGAAGCTGAGTCTGAAGAGTTGTTGCAATCTCCTTTAATTCATCTGTAGTTTTCCCCGATGAAAGGTCATCAATTACCTTTGTATCTTTTTGTTTATCTACTTTACTGTTTACTTGTTCGTTTTTACTCATTAAATGAGTCTCCCTATTTTTGTTTA